GACTGGTCACTAATGCCAGGGACAGAAGCTATCGAGATGTTGAAAGCATCATCATCTATAGCATAGATACCAGTCTTATAAGCAGAGTTTCCTATAATAGCAGTCTTACCATCATCCCCAGTCATTGTACCATTTGACCCATTCTCAAGCTTCCTAGAAGCTAGTTCAATAGGTTTAACAAATCTTGGGTTTACTAGGTTTCCTTCTGAATCAAATGCGCTTAATCCACCAGTAATAACTGTGAACTTGTCACTCCAATCAGTAAGAGCTTCAATATCTACTGATCCTGTTAGTTCTATATTAGCTTTTATATAATCTGATGTTGGGTTATCCGTTCCAACATTGATTGCTGTTTCAAAGAACTTAAGACCTTTAACTACTCCAACTTCAAATGTCTCTGCCTGGACTCCATCATTATTGACAGTAATTAAAACATTCTGCACTGGTCTGTTGTCAACTTCTATGGTAGCTCCCTTTGGAGTTCCATCATCCTTGGTCACATAGTTATAGCCCTCACCAGGGAATAATGATTCAACCTTATATTGTATTGACTCTCTTGTAAGTTCAAGGCCAGAAACTGGATCCGGCATTTTTGCTGCTGCTGGTCTACTTTCAGGATCTAACAAAGTTTCTCCCCAATCATAGCCAAGAGCATTACCCTGAATAGATGTAGCCATATAGAAATCAAAATAGTTATCTTCTAATGGATAATCAACAGCATTTTCTTGAATATAAATTTTTTGATCTTCGTAAGACGCTGTAACAGCAGGCGTAACAAAAGCACCATTAATAAAGACAGTTAGATCCTCAATTGTTGTAAAGTTTTCACCATATAAAGCAGTAGCGTCATAGATGCTCCCATCTACTCCAGTAACAAAAAACTGAAATTTGGTACCATCACCATGAGCCTTAGAACTTCTATTATTAGGATCTATATCTGATAGTTTAGTATCAGTTCCAGCCGCACCGGTAACTCCAACAAAATACCTATAGTTGCCGTCTGTAGTACCACCTTGTAAACCTAGAATACCTGTAAGTGCCCCTTCATTAAACTGACCGGGAGCGCCAGTAACACCGAATTGTAGTTTTGCATAATCACCTATATCTGCGGACGAAAAGCCAATTGATGTAGTATTTAATAATATTACTTCTACACCAAATGAAGTTAGGTCATAATAAGCAGTAGTCCCAGTGAAGACACCATAAAATTCCTGGTATTCTACACTGCCAATATCACCAAAGTCACTACCTGTAACAAAAAAGGATGTTTCCTTTATTTCTCTTGTGGCTCCAACGGCGGTCAAATAAGTTGCAGAATAAGTAATTGAACTTCCATTAAGATCTGTTAAATCCAGGCTACCAGTAGTAAAAAGTGCTTCAGCCACACTACCTGAATAAAGTAGGTTAGGGATGTATACTATTTTAGGGTCAGCTACCGGGGGAGGAATAATATTATTTCCTTCTGAGTCAATAACTTCAAAGGCTTTTATTGGAGTTTCAAATGTATTATCCAAAAAGGATGAAACCGTTAAGGAAGCATTGGATCCTGCATAGTTGCCAACAAGATAACAAGTATCCATATCATCTGGATCAATAACTATTGACACATGCTCATCAACTGTTTCGCCCTTACCGATGATAGAAGCCATTGCCTCTGCTTGGTTATCATATAAGGAACCTAATGTTGCAGAATCGAAAGAAAATTCTTTCATTGGTGAGAACTTCTCTACACCATTGTTATCAGTAACTTGAACTTTTAGATATAGGTCTTTCTCTATACCAAAGCCCATAGCATCAAACTTAATCGCTGGGCAAGATCCAAACTGAATGTAAGAGGATGCTTCCTTGGCATCCGATGGAAGGGCTCTAACAAATCTCATTTGATTTGTTGCTTCTAGGATTTCTAAAGCCCCTTCCAATCCTTGACCATAAATGCTTTCACTTGGTTCACCAAACTCATTAATAAGTTGTTCTTGGGTTGTAATCAAGACAGCTTTGTTTGGTTCACCTTTAGAAGCAAAGCCAATAATACCCACTATTGAAGAATCAATATTTGGTGGATAAAATGAATTATCTTTTTCAATGTAGACTACTGCTGGACTAGTGGGTATTTTTGCCATTATACTTTACCTATACACTCGTAATTCTGAGAAGTCTTCTCTTCTCTAAAGTAAGAATTTGAGAAGTAATTTCATTCTCTTTTAATCTAAAAGACTTTCTGGGTTCGAGCCAGATAGCCTCTGGACCTTTACCAGAATTTATAAACAGTTCTAAGCCCTGAAGGGAAACATTCTTAATTATTTTATTAGCACTCATAGAAACCTGCTTAGATTTAACTGTACTGACAGATTTTTTAACTGTAGGTACAGATACTTTCCCAGTAACTACAGCCTTTGGTGGCGTAATGACTTTAACTTTTGAAGGGCTTGCCCCTTGTGAATTTTTAACTATTTTTGTTTTTTTAGCCATTTTCCTATTAATATTTATATTAGCCATAAGCTAATTAATCTAAAAAATTTTATATTATTTATATATATCAAACTCAAAGTTAAATGTCTCAATTTTACCTGATGATGTATACAAATATTTGGGATATGGGACCCAGGTCTCCACGTTAATTGATATAGTCTTTCGTAGAACCCTATCTTGAGCATCCTGAGTTATTAACGTAGATTCATCGGATTCCGAAGTAATATACGCCTTAGTAATATTGCTATATTGTGTCTTAACCTCTAAATCAGGGTTAAACATAAGTAATATAAATTCTCTAATTTGATCTAAATCATTTTTAAATTTTGTCCAAATATTCAGATTATATGTTAAGGTTATTGGTCTTGGTGCTAAACTAAGTATTCTTTTTGCTCTTTGACTCTTAGGATCCCAGAACTTCTCATGGACTAAAATTGGGCTATATCTGCTACCTTCCCCCTGTCTGGATTGAGTAGAAACTTCACCTATTGTAAGGACTGGAAGGGTAATGTTGTTACCTGAATAAAGTGATGCTATAGTTCTTTCTGGGGAAGAGTGGAAGCATTTTACAGGGACCACATTATTGTTAGCATCAACGTATTTTACGCTTCCAAAACTAGCTATAAGCTGCTTTAAAGTTTCATAAAATACTTTTCTAGATAAATGCCCAGAATCAGTTCTTATTTTTTCTAAAATAAGATTGTATACTTTCCTAGACGCAGGTTGAACTTTTAAGTTTTCAAAAGATAACGCAATTTCTTCTTCAGTTACTAAAAGATTTGATATATCTCTTTCTACCACTGTAAAGGACTTTTCTAACTCTCTACTAACAAAGTCCACATATCCAATATCAATTTCTATTGCATTAGTGGACATATAGTCCCCCTGTGGGCTTTGAAAAACAGCTTGAATACCATAACTAGTCGCTTCTGCTGGTGGGGATGGTAAAATGGTTGTGTTTAGTATAACACCATATTCCCCTGGGGTTACAGTTTGAACAGAAGAGTACTGATACTGCTGGTTAGTTGTATCAATATAAAGATAGTTTTCGGCATTGAACTTAAATGGATTTTCTAATAAAGGTCCATATAGTAAGCTGCATGACCAACCAGATGGAGCTAAGAATATTTCAAAAGTTGTCTTTTCATCATCTCCAATATGTATAGATTCGTTAGTGATTAGGTATGGACCAGTAAACTTCTTTACCCCTGTATAAGCTTTTACTCCATAAGTTTCTAATCCATTTTTTGATAAATTTGATAATATATCATTGGATAATCTAAATTTTCTAAAATAATTTGCAGTAAAGTTTTTAGAATTAGAAGTACTTGCAATTCCATATGAGCCTAATACTACAGCACTAGTTTGGTTACCAACGAACTGCCAGTCCGCCGCATTATAAACATTTAATGCACTTAAATCACGAACTAAAGGAGCGTTCATACCAAAAGTAGTTTGAGTATTTTGTCCAAAAACAGACTTACTATACTCATCTGCTAGACCATGAACATATGCAAACATTGATTGTCCCATCTGTGGGACATTGTTTATCTCCAACCAATATTTAGCGGCTTTTTGATTACTTACTTCACCTGTAGTCCATGTACTTGGATGATTCTTCATCCAAGCATTTACGGCTGTAGGGCTATTATTTTCTGTTTGAAAATTATGACCATACCTCCAACCGTTAAAAACTGCCGAAGGAAATAAATCATATGTTAAATCTACACCCTCAAAAAACACAGAATCAGTTTGAAATCTACCATAATCAGTGTAAAGTGGGTGATTTCCTATCTGTGAATTAGGATCCTTCATTTCCTGATTATTTAAGGCAATCCCAGCTAAAAGTATAAATGCTTTCCTTCCTTGAGAGTGTCCCCCTAATGACTCCAAATATCTTCCGTCTAGCCACGCAGACCAAAGATCTATTCCTCTTTGTGTGAGATATTTTAGAAGCTGTCTCTTTTTATTTTTATCATCTTCTGATTTCAAAGTAAACATTAATTTCCATAATGCTCTTTCTATACCCTGACCAACTGTTTGTCCATATCCGAAAGCTTGGAATGCCGGTGCTTGATCCTCTGCGGTCCATCTACTAATATCATCTCCCATGAAGTATTTATTTTCTAGGATTAGCTGATCCCAGTCTGGGCTAACTATATTAGATCTTGTAGTATTACTCTCCCAATAGCCGTCAAAGTAGTATCCGGTATCTTCTTCTAATATTGAAAAAACTCTATCAGGATCAAAGTCTTCTTCTTTAAATTGTAGCCTATTGTTTTTATTCCCATAGGCTGAAGGTCGGAAGTCATTTGGATTTTCTGGTACTGAGCTTAAAAAGTATATTGGCATTTTGAATGCGACAAAGCTTCTCGTACTTCTATGAGTTCTAGATGCTGGAACGTAACCATAACCTGCGTAGTGATTTGATGAAGCAGTAATTACTACATCATTAACCGTACATCTAAGTGGAAGGTCTTCATTAAGAGTATCATTATAAGTAGCGGCACTCCCATCGTATCCGTGTTCCCTTTGTCCTCCAGGTATATTCATCATTATACCATTCATTGGAGATCCGTGAACGCTTAATGTTTTTGCAGGGCTTACAGATATAATGTCAGCAGAGAAGTTTATATCGTCTTTGGCGGGAGCGACCCAAGGTGTACCATCGAAGTATACCCCTGTGACCATTGTGAAATCTGAAGATATAGTCGCAGAAAGTCCACCATTGGCCTCAGGAAATTCTGAAAATAAATTATATACCGTTACACTACCCATTACTAAATTTCCATATCGTCATAGGGGTCCCTTAGTTGAATTGAGGTTCCTTGTTGTGGAGCTTCCTCCACAACTTGCCTGTGAGTATCTTCTGTATCTCTGAGGATCTTACCATAACATGACAAGTGGTATATTCCGTATGCCTCAAAGCTACTTTCTTGAACTTCAAATATCTCAAACTTTATCTCTTGAAAAACTGGTTTGATAATATCACCCGGAATTAGAACCCTGCCTAACCGCCTCTCTACATAACTTTTATTAAAAGTAAATAACTGATCATTAGAGAGTTCAATACCAAATTGAGTAAGACCTTGTTCAATCGGTCTTGGATCATAATGCCCATAAACTAACACTGGTTCATAAGCTATTGCTTTATTTCTTTCTTCTAAATAAACAGAATCTACTTGTGACTCTGTTTGATAATACTTATAAATCATAAGAGGAGATCCTGCTAACCTAACATTCTCCTCATCTATTAAATTAAATAATGTTTTATCTGGATTATCTTTGTCAAATAGTCTAAGCAAGCTCTCTTCATTGTCGATAGAGGGCAAAGATAGCTTATCATTTATTTTTCCAAATTTAGACATAATTAACCAGTGCTAAACATTGGTGGTTCTTCTATGGCTAGTGTAAGCTCTTCCATAAGCTTTTCTTTATCAGCTACAGATTCTTGTAAGAGAACTTGACCATCTAATTGTGATCCACCGCCCGGACCCGGAAGGATTTGATATTTTGATCTTATACGACCTAGTGTCTCTTTAGCACACGCAGTAGCATATTTCTGTATCCAGTTTCTATATGCAGGGTGTATTGTATCCGAGTTCATCGCTCTATATTCAACAATAACAGGAGTAGGTGTTGCTTGTGGGACCGGATGTAATTGAAGGTATTTGTTTCCTACTACTTCCCATGTTCCATCTGCTGAAAGAACTCTTCTAGCCATTTCTAAATACTGCTGAGTTAGATAGAAATCTCCTATACTAAGATTAGAGAAAAATCTATTAGTACTCCAAAAGCCTAAGAAGAAATCAAATTCTAGAGTACCAGGAATGTAATTGAATGCTAATAAATCTTTCTTATAAACAACATAGTTAATATTATTTACAATCATTGGAGGTAACTCATATAAGTTAACTCCGGCTGAAGCATCAAATACAGCATATTGTTGCATCCATTGAGGGGCATGATAATCTAACTGTGTAATAGCTTCATCTATACACGTTTTTAGTTGGAATGGAGTTAGTTCAACTCTTACAACAGGATGACCTAACTTAGCTAAAATGTAATCATATACAGTCCTTTCAAAATTGTTGAAAGTATAACCATCAACTTCAAAGTTATTATTTAACTGAGAAGTATCAACCTCACCACTTGCTGTAAGTGAAGTTATCTTAGGTCCACCATAAACTCCATTAGTAGCTCCATATCCTGCTATATTAGGTATTATCATAAAACCCTCATCTATATATAGCAAAATAGGATGAGGTTTTTTACACCCCATCCTATTTTATTTTAAGCCATTTTTATGGCTTAGACACTAGCACCAAGAACAGTTGAGTTCCTGAACATGTCAGGTGTCAAGCTTGCACCGACAACTCTAACGACTCTGTAGAATCTGCTAGCTGGCTGAATAGCAGCCTTGGCATAGCGAGTCATGATGCCCTTTCTTGGCTGGAATGTGCCAGGATCGGTAACAGTTGGTAGAGGCATGAGTGGGATGTATGGGCAGTAAACAAAGCCTGAATCCATTGGGTTACCACCATTGTAAGCAACAAGGATCTCATCCTCTGGGAACATTGGATCAACAATCAGAGTATACTTACCAGCGAACTTGCCACGATACTCAATGCTGCCACCCATGTTGGTTGGGCCATCCTTCTCAGGAAGACCGCCTTCTAGCTTGGCTGCTGACTCTAGCAGTGAAGCCATTAGGGGGCTTGTAACTAGAACAGTACCAGGACCACGGAAGGTTGTCTTGTAAATGTCTTGTGATGCATAGTTGATCATAGCAAGAACATTTGAGAATCTGTGACCTAAGTGCTGTGGAGCATACTCAGTACCAGCGAAACCACTGTTAATGTCTATGACAAAAACATTGCTCTTTGCGGGGGAGTTAGTTGGCAGACCTCCATTGTCCCAAGTTAGACTACCTAGTGCAGCTTCGTCAACCAAGCTACCAGCAGGTGATTTACCATATTGAGTACCAAGATTGTTTGAGTTTGTGTGAGGATCTAGTGATAATGGTGACCATGATCCTGGTAGGTTAGCATTCTCATTTGAATCATATCCATATGCAATCATACGGATATCCTCAATAAGCTCTCTATCAATTTCTAGTGATAGCTCCTTTGATAGTAGATCAGTTAGCTCACGCTCTAGATCAAGATTGTGGTAAGCCTTGAGATCCTGTGAAGCCTCTAGGGTCCACAATGCTCTCATCTTACGAGTCTTAGCAACCACTGGTTGTTGCTCAATATGGAATTGAATCTCAGGGATCTGTGTCCCATCAAGTGCTTCACCTGCTGAAACGAACCAAGCGTGGTGAGTAGTTGAGTCAGGGAAACCGGCGATCTTACCACCCATTGTGGTTTGAGGATCACCATGACCATCGTCAACAACATTTGAAGTATCAAAGGCAGTTCCCGTAAGGAAATGGTAATCCATACCATCATTTAGCTGGCCTGCTGCTGGGTCAGACCAAGTCTCACCAGCGGCTGTCACAGAACCAATAGCACTGGTTGTGAGGCCACGGTAAGTTAGGTTGAACTTGGAATAAACAGTTTGTTGGGTTGCAGCATTCCAACGGCTGTTACCAAGGTAGAAGATTTGGCTAACAGGGCCATCCATTGGCTGAGTTGAACCAATCATATTGAAGATTAGGTTTGGATAAACTCTACGAACCAATGGGAAAGCAAACTTTTGGTATGTACCAATGTTGCCAACCTGGGTTGAGCCTTGGCTCAATGCTTCCTCGTCATATCTACGAGTCTCTGCAAGCACTGCTTGTGCTTGATTCTCTAGAAGCTGGGCAGTAACGCGAGCTTGATAGTTGTCTGAAATTCCATCAAGAGCACCTTCCCACTTCTGAACTAGTTCATTTGAACCACCTATTTTTGATACGTCCATCAGTCTCCTACTTCATTAAGTTAAGTATATCTTCAGTTAAAAACTGGTTTCTTGCTCCAACTTTGTTAGCTGGGGTTGGATTCTTAGGTTGAATCTCCTTGCCCTTGCGTTGGAAATTTTCGACTGAAACTACTAGTGCAGAATCAGACAACATAGCATCACGAGCACTGGTTTCTTCCTCCAGCATCCGCTTTTGCTCCTCTAAAGACTCTTCGAGTCTTCGAAGTTTTTTGTTTTGAATTGATACCATGTTCTTTAGCTTAACATTCTCTTGCAGTTGTCTATCCAACTCAGAAACCAAAACTGTTTTTTGGTTTTCTAAGTTCTGAGCTTCGAGAGCCATTAAGTTAGTGGCATTAATTTCATCCTCTGGAGTCAGTTCAGTTACGAACATTGACTTCATATTTTCAAAAAGTTGAGCATTTCTAAATGTGTTGTTCTCCAGTTCAAGCTCCTTCATAGCTTGCTCTTTTAGAGAATCAATTTGACCTCTAATAAATGCATTAACTTTAATAGAAAGATCATTAACCCTAGATTCAACCTCTTCAGAGATTTTATTGTTGACTAGATCAGCAATCTTGACTAGAGTGCCTTCATCAAGTCCTTCGGGTAAAAGATCTGCAATTTTATCCATGGATTTTGTCATCTTATTTATTTACTCCAAATATAATAAAAACAGTAATTTTTTTTAAAAAATGTTAGGAACTACGCTTACTCTTTTCTCTTCTTTCATATCAACAGTTCCATTTGCGTAATGCCTTATTAATTCTGCTATCGGGATCGCTAGCAGTTTTCTTTGAAGTGAGTCTCTTTTTCATGCCACCCATACGAGAGCAAAAAGACTTACGACGCTTTGCTGATTTACTATCTTTCTTTAGTTTTGAAGGTTCAGTAGTGACAGCAGTTTTTAGCTTTGATCCTGGGTTGGCTCTACGGTAGGCTTCCACTCCTTTTTGAGTTAATCCGCCCTCCTTGCTTTTATGAACACCCATTTTCATCTTAGGCATCTTGCGTTTTTCGTTGAGTTGAGCTATAAACTGTTCAACAACCATTTTCTTAAAACTATCATTCATGGCTATAATCCCTCTAGTATTTATTCTCGAATCAACATCAGTGTAGTATGAAGTCTAGCTCTTTTTAGATAGACCTTTTACTAGCTTAGAGAATGCTTTATCATTAGCTGATGCTTTAGCACCCTCTTGGCCAGATGACTTTGCCTTGTTTATCTCACTTCTTGCCATAGGTTTGGATTGCTTACTTGAGTCTCCTGCCTTGCCTCCATATGCACTAGTTGAGCTTTGAGTAGGCTTTCCTCCCATTGTAGACTTCTTAGTGTTTTTACCTTGTGCAGCTTTCGTTATCTTTGTGCTAGCCTTGCTAATACCAACCTCTCTCTTCATTGGAGTTTGTGTTGGATCCTGTGAGGTAGCTTTATCACGATAACTCTGTAGAGTTCCTTTGGAAAGCTCACAAATAACTTTATTTTTAAAATTGATAATTTGCTTACTGTTAAGATCAATTTGTTTCCCGGCAGCCTTTTGACCTACAGCTTTAGCTTTTAATTTTAAATTTTTTGGGGTTGCTCCTTGAGTTTCACCTGAGCGTCTTTTAGCAATTATTTTTGCAAATTGCCTACCAACTTGCTTTGATTGTTCATTCCCTTCGGGTAGCCCCTCAGATTTCCATTTAGACATATTTGGACCTGCATATGGTTTATTTAAGTAATTTCTAACTTTGGCTTTATGTTCAGCCTCGGCTCTTTGTCTTGCAGTTTTTGGGTCTACTTTTAGTGGGGTTATGTTCTTTTCTTTTTGCCCTTCAGACTTTTTTGCTTCGTTTATTTTCTCATCAATTTTCTTTTCTAACATTTTAAGAAGAGCACGCTCACCATAAACTTTCTTCACGGTTGACTCAACAAAAGCTTTATTATACTCAATCTCTGTGGACTCCATTAAAGCAGGAAATGCACAGCGAGTTGAAGGGTCAGCAACAATATCAAAAGTTAAAAGATTAAAATCTTCGTTTACAGTTTTAGTCCCATCATTATTTTCAGTTAAGCTTCCAATTCCTCGACTTGAAATTCCAATTTTAACTCCACCTTTAATAAGTCCTTCAACGACTTTTCCTGCTGGGGTTGGAAGTATCTCAGCTTCCCCTATAACTTCCCCATTTTCCATATAAAGGTTGGTAATCAGGTGGGATGCATTTGATAACTTGACTACATCATAAGTTGGGTGATCTAGTTCACCAACTAAACGACGCTCATTTATTGCCTCGTTTAGCTTCTTTATTTGTGACTCTAGAACTTTCTTTGGATATCGTCTTTTATTACAGTTAGCTTCATCTGCCCTTTGGAATATTCCTTTCACACGAAGAACTGGGTTTCCATTTCTGTTTTCAGAAAGAACAGTATAGTTCTCTAATAAAAATACGTCTTGTAAATGCATTATTTCTTCTCCCTGCTCCAATAAGGAGCACCACGATCTTTCTTGGACCTAGATCCAGTGTGGCGAACCATTGTTCTAACTGCGTAACCCTTTACGTCTTTGAAACTTGATGGTATAGATCCTGGGGAAAAACCTTTAGCAGATCTTCCATTGATGATTTGCTCGTTGTCTTTTCCCCATTTCTTTCTAGTTATAACATACAAACGGCCGGAGTCTTTTGTAGAGAACATCTGACCTATGTAACCTTTCTTAAGCGCATCTGTTATGGATTTATAAACCTTTACTCTAGACTTTTGGGATTTAGTTTTAGCATTTCCATTCTTACCACTACTAAGCATCTTGTCTCTACCTTCTTTAGATCCTTTTGCTTTTTCTGTTTTTGCTTCAGTAAGAATATCAATAAAGTCTTTCATATTATTTATATTGTGATTTCACTTTCTTTACACAACGCTCAAACTTTGAGGACTTTTTTGGACCAGTAGAAGAATGGCAGATAGCCCAAGGATTATCTTCATTGGACTTTTTCTTTTTTTTCTTTTTTTGTCCACCTGCCAAGTTAACTCCAATGTTACCAACAGAAGTAGTTCCGGCAGTTAGTTCCTCAATTATTTGTCTTGCACGCTTAATTATTGTAGAAAACTCCTCAATTAAATTTTCTGTTTGCTCTTGGAGGTTTTGCTTTTCTTCTTGAACTACTTTAGTATTAACTTTTTTATTAGACTTTAACTTTGGATTTACAGTTTTAATAGCAAAGTCCACAAAGGATTCATCAACTTTAATTTTTGAGTAATCAGGGGATTTATCTTCCCCAAGTGTAGCCTCTTTTAATTTTGGTCGGAGAGATTCTTTTGGGTTCCTACCCATTTCATTTAAAATGTTTTGAGCGAAGTCCCCAACAGAAATATCCGGTAAATGCTTATCAGCCACTATTACTTACTCCTAATCTTCTGAATCCTCTTCACCATCAATATCTTCTTCCGTAAGTTGAGAAACTGAAGTTGCTATCTCTAGAATATCACTGATATGCTCTGCAATAACATCATCTGATAGTTCTTCATCAAGTTTTGAACAGCAAAGAGGGCATTCGTGAGACTCGGCCTCAACAATCTCCTCCTGTGGGGTATCAACTTCTTCGGTGGCTTCAACCTCAGTTGATTCCTCGACCTTAGAAGTTGCTTTAACTTTAATGCCAGCGGTTCCCCAATAAGCCTGAGAAACTATGTCATTAACAACTGATTCATTAATTGAGTTATGTTTCATAGAATAACGTCCTTATTTATATTTATTTTAGCTATGAGAGAAAGTGATATAAAATTTTTGAAATATAAAATATTTATTGATTGGGTTCGTCAAATAGAGAAAAGTTAAGTCTAATCTTAGCTGCTGATCCAAAATTTCCTTGTGGATACCCAGTATAATTTGATGCTTCTACATATACATCAACTATTGCTGTACCACCTGAGTTCCAGTTAGGTTGACTCGTAGGCGTACCATATATTTCACCTGTAAGTGAGTCTACAAATATCCCAGGCCACAAAGTTTGATCACCTCCTCCAGGTTTTCTGACTCTAAAGTTTGAGATTGGTATTGGATCTGTAAATATTCTAGGTATTCCTTGACCAGGAATAGAAGCACCAGCTTGAGAAGTTATAGGACTCCCAGGTCTATTAAAGAACTGCTCTTGTGTTTGCTCACTTGTCAATTTTGTATAAGCTTCACTTGGCCTGATTGGGGACACTTCAGTAAATTCAACTCTAATTAGACCTCCATTATTTCTTGTGTAAATAACTCCTATACGTATGTTAGGATTAGAATAACTTATAGAAGGTGGTTCAACAACAAAGCCAAAACTTTGAAGAGGGTCATCTGGCTCCCTTAAAGCACCAAAGCCTCCACCTCCATCAGAAAACACTGTCCCATCTATAGCGTGAGCTATGTCACCACAACTTAATGGATCAAAGTCTCTAACTATAGGCTGTCCACCAACAAAAACGGTAGGACTACCTATAACGGCTATAGGAGGGTGACTAGCAAGATCCACGCATCCATGAGGTAGAAACGGATCTCCTACCCTAACCACAGGAGATCCATTTGCGTGTACATCTTCTTTTAATGGTGTCGGAAGCGTAGGCGGGAAGCAGGTAGGGCTATGTCCAAATGTCAAAGTATTCTTACGTATTACTCGTGGCATTCCTATCTTTCTCCGTAATAATTATAGTATCATCCTCTTTAATAGCTTCTTTTATGCCAGTTATCTCTTTTTCATTTCTTCTGATTACTGGTCTAATATTGACTCCTCTAGATCCATTAGCTAATTCACTTAAAAATAAGTTATTAGTTTCATAACCAAGTTTTGTAAATTTATCTAATGGAACTCTAGTGAAAACATCCCACCAAGTTAGAAATTCAACAGATGAGTAAGAATTGTATAAATAATCAACCACATCATTTACAATGTAGGATGCCCCGGTCTTAAAGTTCCCCTCATCCACAAGACTTGAATCTGCTGACTTTGAGTAAGTTTTTGAATCAGGATTGAAATAAGAGTTTTTAAACCTATCAGACTCAGTATTATATTTATAAATAAATCCATATGGGTCAGGATTTAATTTTTCTACTTCTCCAATGTAGTAACCAGAGTATTTCTCACTAATAGGTATCTGATCCAAAGGTGGAGTCAGTAGGGATCGGTCATCTACATCTATGTCTGGTATGAAATCAGCAATTCTGGATACTACTCCATTTTCAAAATAATTTATTTTTGATTGGTTTCCGAATGGATTATGTTTTGAGCCATTACCCGGAGTAACAATAAATCCAAAGGGTATGTTCCTACTTAAAATAGAAGCATCATTCTGTGACCTGTTTGATTGAAACACTCTAAAAGTTAAATCATTCTGTCTTAATGTTATTTCACCGGAGTCTTTAGCATATCTTACCATTGGATCACGATAATCAAAATTTATTTTAGATATTGATAAGGAATAATTTTCTACATACTTATCAATTATATTTTGATCAGTAGTAAACTTATATTTAGCCTCAATGTTGTCTACCATGTCTTCTGACCTGGAAAGATCCCTTACTGTAGATAAATCTAAATAAAAGAACATTGGATCTAAATAATCTTCTTCATTATAAGTCCCAGTAAATTCATTAATTGAAGTTGGGGATAAAACTTCTATTTGACATCCAGGATTATAGCCCAAGATGGAAAGCACATTAAATCTTACTCCAGGGGGTACATACAAAGTAGATGAAGAATCATTAGTTAAGATAAATGGTAAATTTGTATTAGAAATACCATCTATCATTGTAGAGGAAATATAGTAATCGGGTCCGTCACCTGATTCTATAACAGATTCTATTTCTGATATGTCTCCCACTTCCCCATCTAAAATAACTACCCCAATGCCGGTATCAGTAGAAAAAACGAAATCATCAGATGATTCAAGTTGATCAAGCTTTGAAATTTGAATTCCTGCATTAATATCAGTATTGAGCCTCTTTTGTCTTTTTTGTATTTTTGATAAATAACCTTCATATTGCTTATAATCAGCAGATGATGCCTGAACTGATAAAATACCGAGAACAGCTTGCGTTAATGAATCATTTTTAACTTCCGAAGAATCATATTCAATAAAACTATCATTACTTTGTTTTCTAGCTAAGTTAATATAATAGTTAGCATCAAATTCATTAATTCTACCAGTCAAAAGAAGTTTTTTAATTGTGGATAAAAAGAATTTAACATCTACTTTAGTATTTCCAAAATAATGAATATTATTAAAGGCATCTAATAGACCTTCACTAAGACTTATTGCTATTTTATCTAAAGTTAAGTTTGAAACATAATCTTCATTCCAAGGTGATAGTTTATTTTGTCTAGCCATAAAGTAGTCAACTTCTTTTGCTATAAACTTTTTAAATATATTACCCTCGTAATTATTTGTTACTATTTCTGTTGACTTAGTAGGTGGTTTAGTAAAGAAATTATATTTTCTATCTAATAGAGCTTCTCTTGCTTGATCTTCCCTCTGGTTGTTAGATTTATTAGATTCAGTTGGGTCCAAGTCGTAAGGTTTAGTCAACTTTATTTTTGTTGTTTTATTCCTTGCAGTTTGATTTCCAATTAAACTTTCTATTTCGGAGGGTGGACTAACAATTTGACCAGCATATAATGTAGCATTGTTTAGGGATAGAACATCAAATACTTTCTTTGAATTATTATAAGATAACCCTGGGTTGGATCTTCTACATGTAGATTCGCAATCAGAAGCGTCATCAAATGGGCAAGCAAGCCCCGATTCTATTTGTTGTTCTGAGCACTCTACGCACCTGCCATCAATACATCTAAACCTACCAGATAAGTTTCCTAGGGAAGGAGGTTCTGAAGGAAGCTGTACCCCTACGCTACCTGTTTGCTGGAACGGGTCTGGGTCAGGCTGTGTACCAAAGCTTCCAGTTTGTTGCCCAGCTACCCCTGTCTCATTAGGTCTAGGAATCTCAAATACTGGCTGTTGAAACCCCCTAGGTCTTTCCCCAACCCTTGGAGGTAGAACTTGAAAAGGCTTTGGATCACCAGTTGTAGGTCCACCTCCTGAACCGGGTGGTAATGGGTCAAAAGTGCCTCTTGGTCTACCGGTAGTGGGTCCACCTCCTGAACCGGGGGGTAATGGGTCAAAAGTGCCTAT